CTCGCCGATATTGTTTTTGATTGGCCGATGCAGAAGCTTGACCTTGACCGGCCAAGTCTCCTGCGGCGGCTCTGGTGCGGCTGGTTCCTCGATTGGGCGCGCGTCGATTTGCTGCGGCACTGTCCGCGGCTTTTCTGGCGGCTCATCCGTGATGAAGCCTTCTCGTTTTTGCGGCTTGTTCATTGGCTACCTCAGAGCGCGAGTTCTTCGCACCAGATGCCCTCCCAGCGAACGCGGGCTTGGCCGTCGCGGGTGTTTGCTTCCAGTGCGGCTTTGCACGTCGCGCCGGCCAGCGTGTACTGCATGCCATTCGCGAGCTGTGCCACGACCGTGACATCGGTTTGCGCCTCGAGGTCCTCAAGGCTGACTTCCGGTGTCGTGGAGATGTCTCCCTCGATATACGGGACGCGCGGCAATTCCTGATAGCCGTGCACGCCGTCTTGTCCTGCGATCATCGTGCGCTCGACCGCGCTTGGCGACACTGTGAAGTTGCCGCGGAGCGGCCACTGAGTGCCGTCGACCATGATGTATGCGATGCCAGCAAACCGCTGAGCCATTGTCTTCTCCTGTTTTTGGGGATTAGGATTTCAGTGTGCTGCCGTGAGGCACCACAGGGACCGGTCGGGCCGAAAGATTCGTGTCACCCAAACCAGCTCTGCCCGGCCGGTCCCGCTTTTCATTTACGCCGTGAGCGGCAACCGTCCGGTCACGCCGAGGTTGGCACCGGCCGCGATTTCGGTGTCGATGCCGCGGTCGTACTGCAGACGGAATTGCGCCAGCACCGCGAAGATGCGGAGCTGGTTGATCAGGTCTGGCGGATAGAGCACGTTCAGCCGGTTCGGGTCGTTGGGATCACGCTCGACCAGCAAGTTCTTTTTGAAGTTGCGCGTGTCCTCGACAAGGCCGTTATATTCGTCCATCCGGTACTGGGCGATCAGTTCGGCCTTGGCGATGCCGGGCGTGACGATCGCCTGACCGGGACCGAACCGCGTGCCGTCGTTGGCCAGTTTGTGGCGCGGGAATTTCGACGTGATGGCTTGGCGCTGATTGCGCAGCACCTTGGCCAGCGTCGCCAGCGTGGTGACCAGCTCGTAGGCGTCATCCGGCTGCCCGTACAAGTTCAGCTGATATGTCGTCTGCTCTCGAGCGAGCATCGGCTGATTGTCCGAGCCGGCCTTTTGGATGGCGATGCCGCTGAGCGCCAGCGAATTCAATTCGATGAAATTGAAACGCTGGTCGAGCGGTGCGAGCTTGATCTGATTGAGCGACAGCGTCTGCAGCGGTCGCGCCGGATCATTGATCAAGGCCCGTTGTGCCTTCGCCGTGTAGGCCGCGGCCCACTCGAACGCTGGCGACGGGCTTGCCACCTCGAACCCGAGGATCGACATCACGCCGCTGTTGCGGGTCTGACCGAACGTGAGCAAGTCGCTGTAGAGCCCGCGCTTGGCCGAGAACACGTGGCCAAAATGCTGGCGCTGCCAGCCCCAGCGGCCGGTATCGCTGAAGCCGTATTCCTGCTCCCAGTCAAACAGCGAGGTCGAGTCGGTGAATGGCATTGCCACGTATTCGAACTCGTGTTCGCCCAGGTTGCTGATGGCGGTGTCGAACACCGGAACGCCGGTGCCGCCAGTCAGGAAGCCGGTGGCCGGGAGAGTGATCACCATGCCGGGCGGCAAGCGCTCGCCGCCGATGCTGCCGTAGTAGTTGAGGTCGACGCGGATTTCGTTACCGCCGACGCCCTTCCACGCAGCGGTCAGCGTCACCGCGTTGGTGGTCGCCGCGGCCGTCACCGGCAGCGACATGTTGCTGTTGATCGCTGCCGCAATGGCGGTGGCAACCTGGTCGGTAGTGTCGGTTGCGCCGACATTCACCGGCACGTGCTCGCCGCCGATGTAGAGATGCACGGTGCCGGCTTCGGTCTGCGCCGTCGTGATCGTGATGGTGCCGGAACCAGCCACAGCCGCGCCGGGTTCGGCGACGCCCAAGCCCCACACTTCATTTGCGAAGTTGTTGGCAAAAAACGCTTTGAACATGCGCGACAGTTCGGAGCCTTGGCCGAAATGTGCATCGGCTTGCGCCTGACTGCCGATCGCAATCGGCACGTCGGGCGTGGCATCGCCAGCGTCGATCATGGTGCCGACCAGTAGCGCCGGCAGCTTGATCACTGGCAGTCCCGCCTTCGATGGGTCTACTTCCACCCAATAAAGCGGGACCTTGATGTTGGCGGGAATCTGAGAAAACGAGATAGGCATGATTGTGTCTCCGCTGTTCGGATTGTTTCGGAATTACTCGCTGCGCGCCGGTGCCGGCTTGCGCGGTTGCTCGCGGGCTGGCTGCGGTTGGGCTTGCTCACGGACCACGCTGCCGTCGCGCAGGCGGCGCTTCGTGAAATTGTCGAGCGGCCATTCGACCGAGCCGCTTTCCGGGAATTTTGTGCCGTTGCTGGGATGCGTCAGCACTCTGCGAATGTCATCGGTCGCGGGCGTGACACGCACGCGCTCAACCTTCGGCATCCGATCGGCGATCAGCTTGCGCCGGGCGTCGAGCTGCTTTTTCCGCTCGCTAGGAGCGGTTGTTTGATCAGTCATTGTCCTTCTCCTTGCTGCGCGGGGGTAAATTCGTATTCACTGATGATGCGCTGCACGACATCAGCGGCAGGGACGGTGCCGTCCTTGGCAAGCGGCACGGTTTCGACGTGGATATGCAGCAAGTCATCGGTGATGACCGGCGCGAACTCTGAGCGGTAGGTGACCGATGCTTCGTACTGCAGCTCGCCGTAAGGCAGCTCGTTGTTGAGCCCGGCCGAACCCCACACGTGCTTGCGATTGCCGCGCACGACGGCTTCGAACCGCGTGTTATCCGGCGTGCCGCTGGCGGTGGCGGGATTCCAGGTGTCCAGCATGTTGGTGATGTACGGGTCGCGCCACAGGCCGTTCATGATCGCCCAAAACGCTTCGTCCAATTTCAGTTCGGCGGCGACGGCATCGTTGTTGTGGATGATGACCGAGAAGCCGAGCCGCAGCGTGTGCACGAATTTGATATGGCCGGCGTTGCCGTCGCCGTCGGGCGCCATGCCTTCGTCGACGATATAGACGCCGAGATAGGGAATGGTTTCGCGCATGATCTGCAGCATTTTGCTGCGGCGCGCCTTGAAGCCGGCAAAGAACGGCAGCGTCACCAACCGCGCGAAGAACACATCGCGCAAAACTTGCGAATAGCTTTGCGTGTCGGTGATGCCCATGTCACGGCTTCGCCGTCACCAGCTCGCGCAGCGTCAACGTGGTTTCCCCGCCGCCGTTGGTCGAGGCGCTGATGATTTCGTAGTCGCCCTTCGGCACGCCGTTGCAGTCGGCCGGAATGTTGACGTGATCGCCCTGCAGCGGCAGCACGGTGAATTCTTTTTCCAGGATGTCGAGAATTGTTTTCTGGTCGGACACGATCGAGCCGTCCAACGCCACGACGTCAAGTTCGGTCGTGTCGAAAATTCCGCGGCCGTTGTAGGTCGGCTGCCCCGGCTGGCTCACCAGCGGATTGAACACCACCGACACCGCGAACATGTCAAACTGAGGCTCGTACAGCAGCGTTGCAAAATTCACGCCCATGGCACGACCTTCTTGAGCATTTCGGACATTCGCTGTTGCAGCTTTTCGAACAGCTCTGGCCGCAGGATCGGCCGCATTGAATGCGGGCGGCCGGCGCCAACGTGCGGGCCTTCGGTCCGCGGTCGCACCAGCGTGCGGCTGCTGCGGCGCTTGCGCCGCTCCGTCGACAATCGCGAGCGTGGCCAAATCAGCGTGTAGCCGGCGTCATCGCCCTGCGGCACCAGATTGGCGTACTTGCGCCGCATATCGTCTTCCTGCCACGCGACGAACTCCTCGAACATTTTGCCGTTGAGGCCCTTCAGGCCTTCGACGTTTTCGGTCAGCGCCTGGACCTTCTCCCGCGCCTTGTCGGTGTCGACCTCGAACGTGAGCACGTCAGACCTCGAGCCGCGTGTAATGGGACAGCAGCGCGCTGACGGCGTTCATGGTCTGGTTGCCGCCGCCGCCCTGCGCCCGCAGCTGTTGCGCCGGATCAAAGAACATGACCCTGGCTTCCTTGTGCGATAGCGAGCGAATGCCGCTGGTCGCTTGCCGCTGCGCCGTGGCGCGGTCTTCGCGGATCAGCAAGAGCGTGGCTTGCTTGAGCGCCGGCGGCGCCTTATCGGGCAGCGTGACGCCGCCGGTGTAAGTGATTTCGATCGGCTCTGGCTGCGGGCCGAACAGCTCGATCTTGCCGCTGCGCTCCTCGATTTCGTAGGTCGCCGGGTCCATCAGCGTGCCGCGCGGGCACTCGACTTTTTCGATGTCGGTTTCCACGATCGGCCAGTGCGACAGAAACAATCGCCGGCTGCCGAGGCAGCGCCACGTTTCGCGCACGCGCTCCTTGGCGAAGACACGGTTGGTCAACTCCGACACGACGTCGGAATAGACCGTGATGCTTTGCTGCAGCTGCGCGTCCGACAGATTGTCGGTGATGCCCAGCGCCAGCTTGGCTTCCTGCAGCGTCAGCAAATCGAACTGAGTTGCTGGCGTGAGTATCTTGATAATTATGTCGGCCATGGATTACGCTTTTCACGGTCTTCGCGAGAGGACCACGGCACGGCGGCCACAGTGGCATTGACATCCAAGCGAGCGGTGCCGCCGTGCCACTTCGCTTCAGCGCGCTTCGCCCTGGAATTGTTCGAACAGCGCGCGCAGCTCGAGCGGCGGGCCGTCCTTGCCGTCGGACATCACCGGCGTCGCGACATACTTGGAGCGCTCGACCCGCCAGCCGACCACGACCACGGTGTCGCCGGGGTCGCCCTTCTCGCCGCGCAAGCCTTTCTCGCCACGATCGCCGGGCAGCCCTTTGTCGCCCTTGCGACCGGGTGACGTGAGCAGCTGCCAGCCATCCCCGGGGCATTCGCCGGGATCATCGCGCTTGGCGATGAAGCTGCCGTTGTTCAGCGCGACGATGTTCAGCCGCTTGTACTTCTCGCCCGGCTTGTAGGTGCCGAGCACTTCCGGCGACGCGCCGTCGCGGCCGGCGATCGACAGTGCGATCCAGTCCGAATGCGGCGGCTCCTGGCCGGTGTCCTTGGTGGCCTGGAAGCTGGCGCCGTTATGCATCACGACTTCTGCGCGATAGTGGACGGTGTCGGGCTTCCACGCCTTCACCACCGGCAGCAAGCCGATCGGGCCCACTTCACCTTTGTCGCCCTTCTCGCCGCGCAGGCCGGGCTGCCCAGGTTCGCCGCGTTGGCCAGTCGGGCCGGTGTCGCCCTTCAGCCCCGGCGTGCCGGGTAGCCCGCGCTCACCGGGTTCGCCGCGCTGGCCGCGCGGGCCCATCTCTCCGCGCTGACCCTGCGGGCCCATGGCGCCGATCGCGCCGTCCTTGCCGTCGAGGCCTTTGTCGCCGCGCTCGCCCTTCTGCCCAGGTTCGCCGCGCGCGCCGGGCGCGCCGGGCGCGCCGTCGGTTCCGGGATCGCCCTTTTCGCCATGGGCGCCGGGTTCACCGGGCAAGCCGCGCTCCCCAGGTTGACCGGCTTCGCCGGCCGGTCCCTGCGGCCCTGCGGCGCCCTGCGGGCCGGCTTCACCGGGTTGCCCAGCCTCACCCTGCGGCCCTGCCGGGCCCTGCGGTCCTGGCTCACCGGGCGCGCCTGCAGCCCCAGGTTCTCCCGGCGGGCCAGCCGGGCCCGCAACACCATCGGCGCCGGGCTGGCCCTTTTCTCCGGGTTGACCTTGCGGCCCCTGTTGACCCGGCGCCCCCGGTTCGCCCGGCGGGCCTGCTTGGCCGGCGGTGCCGGGCATGCCTGCTTCACCACGTTCGCCTTGCGGCCCCGGCGGTCCTGGTTCGCCGACACTGCCGGGTGCGCCATCGTTGCCGGGCTGGCCCTTCTCACCGCGTTGACCGCGCGGGCCGGGCTCGCCGTTGCGCAAGCTGGCCAGCCGTTCGGTGATCAGCGTGACCATGTCGCTGCGCAGCGTCGCCACTTCGGCGCGCAGATTGGCGATGATGGCGTCAGACTGCGATTGCATCAGCGCGCGATCGCGCTGCCACTGCTCGCGCTCGAGCGCCAGCGTTTCGGCCAGCACCTCATGCCAGAGGTCAGTTAAAACGCCGGCCGATTCTGGCGGCGGAAGCAATGACTCGTCGGGCTTCCCGTTTGATGTCGTCATGGGAAAATTCCTTGGCGGCGGGCTTGGCTTCTTGAGCGGGCGCGGGCTTGGCGCCATCAACCGGTGCCGGTTGCCCGGCTGCGGGCGGCGCCGCCCGCGGTGCTGGAGCGGCGGGGATTTCGGCGGCGGCGGACAACGGGACCACTTGCTGTTGCACGCGCGGCTCATCGCCGAACTTCACGCTGTCATAGCCTTCCTGATTGCGCGCTTCGTTCGGCGCAAAAATGCCGCCCTGCACGCCGCGCGCCAATGCCTCGACCCGATCCTTGAATGCCGAGCGCAGCAACGCCGCGGTGTCGAATTCAACGTACTCATCGGGCTGACCGGCCAACTGAAACAGCACGCCGATCGCCTCCTCAACATGATTCAGTGCAAAGCCCAAACCGTTGGCGATCCACCATTGCATCTGTGCTTCGGTCGAGCTGAGCGGTGTGCCGCCGAGCCCGAGAATTTGCAGCGGCACGCGAAACACCAGAGCGACGCGCTGGTCGCTGAGCTTGGCGATGTCGGCGATCATCGCGTCCTTCGGCGCAGTGCCCCACGGCTGCACCTTCAAGCCGTGTGTGAGAATCGGCGTGCCGCCCGAGCCCATGCCGCGCACTTGATCGTTCCAGCGATCGCGCAGCGATTGGGTCTGGTCCTTGTCGAGGTCGAGGTCGGTCGACAGCACCGCGGAGGGCCGCGCCTGGTTCAGGTAATATTGAATCTGCTGACGCTGCAGCGCGTCGCCGACTTCAAGATCAGAAAATGCCGCCTCGAGCGGTGACTGGCCGAGCAGCGGCCATGGCGAGCGCCGGTCGCACGCCAGCCGCACGTGCAAAACGTCACGCTGCGGCACGATCAGCGGCCCGGTGATCCGGCGTTGGATGACGCTGTTGCCGGCGAGGTGATAGAACACGTCGCCGGTTCTGGCGAGCTGCGGCGCCGACTGCCGCGAATCCATCAAGTGCAATTCGTCGACTTCGAAGCGGTCATTGCGCAGCGCCAAGCAATAGGCGTTGCCCTCAAGGAACAGCTGCCGCACTAGATTGAGCAGGAAATCGGAAATCGATTGGTAGTCGTTGGGATAGCGCAGGATACGCGCGAGCGCCGAATTGGTGACGCGATCGCGACCTTTCTTTTTGTTCATCCTCCAGTGATCGCCGGGGCACATGGCTATGGTTTGCGCGTACGCCGACACGCAAGCTTCGACGATGGCGGAGCGGCCGGCCCCGGTTTCCGGGTTGTAGCCGAGCTGCCACCAATTCCAATACTGGCCGACGTCGCTGGACAGCCAGCCGCCGGTGATCGGCAGCTGCCATGGCCCAGGACGGTATTCCCCCTCGGCCGCTTTCGCGACCAAGGGGGACAACATTCGGCGAATGAGTGACTTCGCGTTCATTCGCTTCGATGAGTCGTTGCCGCCGGCCGCGATGCCGGTTGCGCTGCACGGGTCTGGTAGTTCTGTCCCGGCCGCTTGGCCTCGATCTGACGCTGATCAAGTCCGACCGGATTGTTCGGATCGGGCCCGCTGCCGTCGTCTTCATGCTCCGTCACATGAACACCGACCCGCGCCAAATCATTCTCTTCCTGAGTCGGCGTCGGCTTGCCTTTGGCAACACGCTCTTGATCTTGGAGCGTCTTTTCGGCAGCCACTTTGCTGGCGGCCAACTGACTTTTCTGAGTTTCCGTTACGTCCATTTTCTGTCTCCTGTTTTTGTGATCGCTTAGCGAGGTGAAAGGCCCGCCGGATTTGGCGGGCCCTCCGGGCCTACCACGTGACGCTTTGAGTCCAGGCGACCACGCCAGTGCGACGCAGCGTCCAGTTCAGCGGCAGGATCAGCCGCAGCGCCATCGAGTCGGTCTGCCAGAGCGAACGCACGGGCGCGGCAACGGTTGCCGGTGTGCCGGGCGTCGAAATGGCCAGAGGCGCGGTGTCTTCCATGTGCAGCGTCGCTTGGTCCGAGATTTCGAACCGGGGCGCTTCACCGCCGACGGTGACGAAGTCCGCCGCGTCGACCACGATCACGGTGCCAAGCGGCACGGTGCCGGAATCGATGACGGTGTTCGTCAGCAATTGCCCGCGGCTGATTTCCTCCTTGAACGGGAAGGCACCCACACCAGGAGCTGCCGTCAGTGCGATCGACAGGACTTGCTGAGGATTCATCAACCAGACCATGTTGCGGACATGGCCTTGCGTGCCGGTGATCAGCGCGCCGCTGAGCTGCTTGAGGTCGCCCACCAGTGCGTTGAAGCCGCCGCCGGTCGTGGCGGTGAGAGCCGCAACGCCGTTGAGCAGGCCGGGCGGCCGGATCGCGGTCGCCGGATTGGCGTCGAGCAGCACGCTGTCGATCGCGGTCGCAGTGTCCTGCTGGATTGCATCGCGCAGCAAGCCTTCAATCGCCGGCACGCTGTGCTCGTCAATCTCGCGGGTCCACGTGGTGATGACCGCCATTTTTTTCGGCGTGAGCGTCGACGATGTGAAGGCGCCCTGCCGCACCGGGATGGGATTGCCTTCACCGACGAACGATCCGGCGATGGT